CAGTCCATGAGCGGTTTCTGTAATTGTCACTACGCCATCAGCAATGGCACAATTACCAGCCGTATTAAACGTACTAGGCTGGGTGTAAGCCCCATTGGAAACAAGGGTAAACGCTGGGCTGCCAACAAGCGTTCCTGTAAATTGCAAGGCCGTTAAGCCATCACGGAACAGGAAGATGTAGTTAAATGCTTGCAGCAGATTAACTTCTGAGCTAATTGTAATGCCAGCAGGATAGGCAATCGTTGTGCTGCTACCGTCTGAAACCTTAATAGCTTGCGCCCCATTATTCGTGGCAATGACAATGTATTCCGTGTTATCTGTCGTAGGGTCTGAGAATAGACAAGAGCCATATACAGCGTTTACAATGTCGTCCTCTAGTTGCGGAGACCCAACTATGGCTGTGCCGCCAATGATTCCAGCAGCCCCTACAATCGTAATGCTGATTGATGTGCTAGTAACAACAGTGATGACGTTATTCTTATTTGGAGTTGGCGTAATTCCCGTAATGCCAGATACTTTAGCCAATGTAGCTGTGGTAAATGCGTGGGCTGTTGCAAATCCAATAGTAATGACATCTCCCACCCTGCTTACGCTATTGCCAGTTTTATTGGCATACAGATAGAACGGTAGGGTGAGGGCCGTAGCATTTGTAGTGACGGCTGTGCCAAAGTTCTGCACGCCCATGCGCGGCTGCCACGCCCCGTCAATATCCATGCGGCCATTGGTAGACAGGGCCACTTCTCCTGCCTTCAGTTGGTCGGGACGCAAGCGTGCGTTCATACGGGCAAACCCCGTATCGCCTTCCTCAAGCATTGGATTGTCTAATGGGCCGTAATTGCTGAAACGAGGCATAGGCTTATATTACCTCAACAGTCCCATGCCCTGCGGCTCCAATAGTTGGCAGATAATTTGTTAGATGTTCCCTTGATACCGCCAGACCTAGCGCAATAGCTTTTTTTGCGTGCGGGGGAGGACTTCTTAATTGACATATTAGCGTCTCCAAAACGCACAATACGTTCCTGTCCATTGGCACAAGCACGCACGACAGACTTCTTGCCGCCTTGGATGTCGCGTCTAGGGCTGTTACAGGGTAGGTCGCGGGGATTCATGTTAGCGATAGGCTGCCGTTTTCTTGGCAATGTTTTTGGGTTGTTTTACAAACTGCTTCCCTGCTTTCATGCCTTGGCGTTTAGCTCTATTGGTGGCCGCTTTTTCCCCAGAACTTAGGGCTTTCTGGGCAGCATCAGGTAGGTAGCGTTCACCTGTTTCTAGGCTAGGCTTACCAGAGGATGTGCGCCATTTCTGGCGTGTCCAATCTACAAGGCTGCGCTGTTGGGGCTTCACGATGGTCTAGAGGTAGTATAGCCGCCGCCGTTGCCCTTATATCGCTTGGCTAGAAGCTGGGCCTTCCTCGCGCTCCATTGTCCTGCGTTTCCGCCCTTGCTTCCAGCCTTAATGCTCTGGAACAAGCGTTTACGCATTGTTGGCTTAGTATAGACGCCAGCCGAGTTTACGGTGGACTTAGCCATTTTAGCAAGACTTACGAGAAGTGGAATAGCTCATACGGCCACCATTAGCCGTGCCAGCCTCCATTACGCGCTTTTTAGCGGATTCGTTCTTCTCATGCTTCATCATCTGCTTCTTGCTCATGTTCTTTTCGCCTTTAACGCTCATTTTAGGGGATTTGATTAATTATTGGTAGGGAGGTGGCCTTAAAGCGTCAAATGGCCTTAAAACGCACGGAAAGGGGGATAGAAACGATGTCTGCGACAGCGTTATTTAGCGGTTCTAGCCAAAGGACGGCTACCAAACCACCACATAACTGCTGTTGAGGTCGTAAATACAAAGTCTGAGATGACGGCCTCTATTGCAGTTATACCTAGTTTATCGCCAAATATAACACAACTTAGCGTAATTATCATGGCCCATGTGAGGCCGGGACGGGTGAACGCCCGAAAAGCGTCCACCAGAACACGGATGGCTGACACCCAGACAGGGGTGTTCTCTGGGATGTCAATGTCCTCATTGGCCTGTTGGGAGGTGGTGAAGGCCGCCAGCTCACCTTCCGTCACTTTGAGCCGCGCCATGCTCTCCATCTTGCGTATCTCAATGTCAGCCTCCATCCCCTTGGCTTTAACATCAGCCCACTTCTGGAATAGGCTTAGGATGCCGCCAAGTAAGCTGCCCCCTAATGCGCTGCTGATGAAGCTAAACATATTAGTCTTGGGCGGCTGGCTCAGGCTTAGGCTTTAAGGCTTCAGCAAGCTGTTCAGCGCATTTGCGGATAAGCTCATGCTGCTCCGCATTTAGCGGGGCAAGACGGGCGGCATTAAAAAGATTGTTGAGGGCTTGTTCTGTGGTCATACTCATCCATTACGTTTAATAAACCAAGCAGTCAAGGCCGAAATTACTGCCGCCAAAATCGCTACCTTCCCCCGAAGCTCGTTCTTAAAACTCTCCAGCATTGTTACGCGCCCGTTAGTTTTGATGCACTGCTGCAACACTTGCTCAAGCACCTTGTCCTGCGCGTCCATGCGCGTCAGGATAGCGGAGAGTTGTGCGTCAATGCTGAGAGGGTCGTAGCTCATTTGGATTCTAGGGCGGCGAGGCGTTTGCGGAGGGATTGCAACTCGGCGACAAGGATAGGAATGAGAGCCGCATCACTACGCTGCCACTGTTTTGTAATCGTCTCTGTGTCGTCGTCACCTACACTCACCGCACCAATATGAGCAAAGATAGGGTCAGCCGCGTGTTCCTCTTGAGCAACAAAACCAATGACATCCTTGCCGTTGCTGTCCGAGTCTTTCCAGTCGAACACACGAGGCTTTAACGCATCAATTAAACGGCCAGAATCTGTAAAGTCGCGCAGGTTTTCTTTGAGGCGAGCGTCAGAGGTTGTGTTATAAACAACGGCATCAGTGGTGGTGACGCGAGCAACAGACCCAATAGTGGCTCCATTAGATTTTGTAAATACAAGAAATGAAGAACCGCTGGTGTCAGATGAATTTGTGATAGCGTTACCTTGCGCGCCAGAATAAGTTGTGTTGATACTACCACCAGTGACCGTAACTGTCCCCGTGGCCGACAAAGCACCAGTGATTGCCGCGCCTGCGGAAGTAACTCTGAGTTGTGTGCCACCACCATCGTTGCCAGAAAGTGACAGTCCTGTTTTACCTACCAAAATAGTGTCGTATGCCGTCCCTCCGAGAATAGGCGTTGCACCTTCCAAACCAAAATACATATTGCCGCTCGTATTCGTGAGCCGCATATAATTAGCCTGAGTGGTCGGTGTGTTGTTAAGAAAGAATTGCCCAGTCGTTGTGCTGGTAATTTGCCCTGTGGCCGACAAAGTCGTAAACGCCCCCGTGGACGGCGTCGTCGTTCCGATGGCCGTTGAGTTTAGGCCAGTGGAGGTGAAGGTTCCGACTGCGGCAGTCCCACCAGTCAATTTTCGGATGTTTAAAGTTGTAAGAAAATCAAAATAAACGTCCGTGCCTACGGCGGCAAGCTGTCCAGTCGAACTGTCGTCTGCGGTTCCGTAGTAATAACCGCTACCTGCTGTGGTTGCTGCAAACGAACCGCCTGTTGTTTTGACCTTCCCACTAAATGTGCCAGTCGTAGCCGCAATTGTGCTAGGCGTTGTGGCTCCCAGCGTGCCGTTCAGCGCACCTCCTGTAATAGTGGGGCTAGTGAGCGTTTTATTCGTCAGGGTGTCTGTCGTAGCCTTGCCAACCAATGTATCCGTAGCGTCTGGCAGCGAAAGCGTTCTGTCCACGGTCTGCGTGCTAGACAGCATTGTGCGCGTGTTCGTCGTGCCGCCACTAGCGTTGAACATCAGACGTTTCGTTTCGTCTACGCCATCGGTGACGTTAACGTAGCCTGACGCGCCTTTGGCGACCAAATGCAGTCCAATAGAAGCGTCCCCACCACTTGCCCTAATATGAACAGGGTTGCCTGTTGCAGCATTTTCAATCGAAATTTCGTTCACCGCGCTGGCAATTGAGGCCAGCTTTAAGGTCTCATTGCCGTTTGCGTCGTTGATTTGGGCAATCACTGGGGTGGTGATTGTGGGCGAGCCTGACAGCACTACGTTGGTTGTGCCGGTTGAGGTCGTGACTCCTGTGCCGCCAGAAGCTACAGCCAATGGTGTAGTGGCCGAAAGTGTGGTGAAAGCACCCGTAGAAGGGCTGCTAGCACCCACGGCTGTCGCTGTAATGCCCACCGCACTATAATCCGTGCTTACGCCCACCACCGCGCCCGTCCGCCCAAATACGCTAGAAACAGCGTCCGTGTTATCCACTTTTTCCCAAGCTGACCCATTGCTGATAATCCAATCGCCAATGTTAAACGACAAACTAAACTGCGTCCCAGCCGCGCTTACTACATAGTAATTACCATTAGTAATTGAAGATGGCGGGTCTACTAACGTAGGCGTATTAGTCGCCGCACTCCACGTCCCCTTATACGTCACTGTACCTAAGAGCAAGCTGGGCGGAGCGTAGTTGATTACTTGGTCAAAGATTCCAGACATATTAGGCGTAGTTGAGTTCGCTGATTGTAATTGTGCCGCTGCCAGATACCGCAATCACCTTAGCAGCAATAGCCCATGAACGGCTCCAAATGCCAGAGTTGCCATCCTTAAAGATGTGACCAGCCCCAGCCGTAGGTGCGCCGCCGTCAATTGTGACGCGCATATCGCACCCATCTAAGCTCCAATAGACATGGCTTGTGTCAGCATCAAGTGCCGCCACAATAAAATCAGAAGCTGTTCCCGTAACAGCTAATGTTCTATCACCCACGCCCGGCGCGGGTAACACTTGCATTGGGCCATTAACAATTCTTGAGTTAGCCATAAAATTAGCAAGTAAAGGGTGAGCCGTAGACAGTGGCATCCACTGTTGCACGGATGAATTTAGCCGCATCTGCCCTGTTAGCACTCCAGAACTCGCGGGTGTTTACAGCATAGAGATGCCCATTAGACGAGCTAGGGGTACTGCCATCAAAGGTGACATACACGCCGCCAGCTTGCACTTCAAACAGCACAAACTTTACTTTGCCGTCATAAAACGTAGAGGCATAGGAAACAGGGGCTGTGCTAACAGTGAGTTTCTGTAGCGTAGCACCGGGTGCGGGAAGCGGATATAAATTGACTGAAAATGTATTAGCCATGATTAGCGGGATTGACGGGAATTATAGGTTGAGATTCTGCGTTGTAAGGTGTTTACGTTACGTTGGTTTTCTGCTTTGTCTACTTCTATCATAAGATACTGCTGGGCATTGTTTTCTTCGGCCATAGCCTTGTCAATCTGCCCATCAAAGCGCAGATAGTCAGCATAGGTGGCATGGACAGCAAAACGATAGAACTCTAAGGGAATGTCTGTGGATGCCGCCGTGTATGGCCCACTCCACTCTTTGTAATAATTAACCCAGAACGAACTATTGTTGGAGAAATTATTGATAACGTGCGCCCCATCAATATCTACATAGAACTCATACTCCACTGAGCTATTAAGATTGAGTGGATTGTCGCGGAAGATGCGATTAAAGCTATCCACCGTTGAAATGCCAGCATAGACGGCTGTGCCGCTGCCAGTGTAGGTTTCTGTGCCAGTGCCAGTGGTTAAATCATAGGTGAACACAGAAGCACTCACTTCTGTAATCTCATAATCGCCATCTGGTTCCACTGTGCCAGACAAACCAGCAATCGTCACCGTTGCACCCGTAAACATAGCATAGGGTGCGCTTGTAGTGATAGTCACTACACTTCCACTACGAGTTGCAGTGCTGATGGTGTAGGTTGCCCCCGCAATAGCGTCACGGCTAATCAGCCCATTAGTAGCTGGACGTAATTCGCCGCCCACAATGTAGCGCGGCCAGCTTGAAAAGCTACGATAAGCCTGATACAACCTACGGTTTGCATTAGCCAAGATGCGCGTTTGCTCAGTGGTGGTGAAGCTGCTATTGCCTGTGAGAGCCAAGACATCTGCATAGAAACTTGTGTAGGTGTTGCTTTGCATTATAGTTTATTAGGAGATAGATGCGGAAATGCCTTCTGGAAATACTTCATAAAGCCCTTGGAATGAATCTCAGCATGGCCGTATCTCTGCTGCATACGGTAGAACTCCCATTCTGGGATAACGCCCACACAACGACCTAAGCCCTTCATGGCTTTAACGTCTTTATATTGTTTGGCCTGTTCTGCCGCCTCAATCTCTTTCTTGTTCTCTATCTGCTTCTTCAGCTCCATCCCTGTCATTATCTCGCGGATTAACGCTCGGTTAACCTCACCATCAGAGTATCTAGGTAGCTGAGTAATTATGTTCATGCACTAAAAAGGGGCATACCCTTAAAGGTATGCCCCAAGTATAGCAAGACTAGTTTGTGCTTGTCTTAGAACTGACCGAGGTTAAGCACGCGCATACCGATAACCCAACGACCAGCCGTGAGGCTAGCAAGGGCGGCATCCGTGACCTTCAGATACACAGTTGTATCAGCCGATACGGGCTTAACTGGCAGCGAACCACCTTCAATGGTAGTGTTACCAGCGGATTGCACGAACAGTGTGCCTGTGTTGTAAACAGGAACTGTCATTGCATCAGCATCTAAGCTGGCAATGAACTCTGTAGGTGTGGCCGAGGTTGTACCAACGTCGAGAACGACGCTTGTGCTACCAGCAGCAGCCGTTGCCTTGTGGATGCCCACAAGCTCAATAGCACTGCCAGCAGGAAGAACAGCAATGGCTTTTGAAACGCCAGTGCCTTGAGCAACTAAATCGGAAAACTCAACCGATACGATGTGTGTGAAGCCAGAAGCGGCCTCGTTTACTGTTAATTTAGGCATAGTAGTAGTTCCTTAGTTAAGGTTAGGCAATCGCTGTGATTTTGCCGTGCGCACCGGGGTGCTTAACAAGCAATGTGAGCGTGCTGTCAACATAACCACGGTCGCCGCCGCCAAGGTTAGGAAGGCGTGTCGAACCAAGGCTGATAAGCTCCGCAACCCCGTAGTAGTCAGGATTGATGAGGTAACCAGTGTCTTTGTTCGTTGTGTCAGGAG